TAAACTTAGCGTATATATATGCAATACCACGGAGCCTGTGAGCAGATGTCCACTTAGCTGATTCACTAACTAATGCGGTATCTGCGGTTTGGTCAGGAGAACCTAAGTGAGTTCTAATGCGAACCTTCCCTGAAAACCTGCTTGGGCTAGTGACATTGCCATTTGAATCTAAGGTGGCTATCTCGTCATCAATGTATATAGTTTCAAATGAATTTACCTCATGTCCAGCCATCGCAATGACTCGGTGGAAGTATTTGTTTTCTGCACCTGTAGATTCACTATATACAATAGCTCCTCCAACTTTAACGGCCCCATAAATAATAGCATGATCTTGTGCAGGTCCAACAGAGTTAAGTTGATAACCTCTGTTAACTCCTGTTTTTGTTGTTGAAGCAGAAAAAGAAGGCTTAGGGGACAAAGCACTTAACGCCGCTCCAATAACAGTAGAAATTACCATGTTACCTAAAACGGAACCTGCAAATGCTCCAAACAAGGTGGTAGCAGTTGTTGCTGCAACTGCTGCTGTTGTACCAGCACCTGCTAATATTGCTGCTGTAAATGCCATTATGTGTCCTCTTTGAGATATTTAGAATACACTCTCTCGATAGGCTTAAATTTTAGCCATTGGAGAACCTTGTCGAAGGGTTGGTGTATCTTAGTGTTAATGTTTAGGGTTGACACTCCATCCTCCCTCAAGCATTGCTCTGCAAACTTAATTAGCTTTATACCTGCGTAACCCTTTCGATATTCTTTGTGCAGATATATAATATCATTGGTTGCACAAAGGTGGTCTTTGTAGTGTATGTTGTAACCTAACGTGACTACAAAATATCCTACAAGTAAACCTGCATCTCTAGCTGTAAATATCTTAAGCTTTCCCTCAGCCTCCAAAAGAAAGTATGCGTCCCAGTCGGGGTTTAACTTCATAACACCTTTGTTAAGGGCTATCTCCTCCCAGTGTTGTACAATAAGAGGTCTTATGTCTTCTTGAACTTGTATTGCAAACTCTTGCTGGTACTTTAGTGTCATCCTTTGCTACCCCAAGATATCTTCTTGTCTTGCAAGTCTTCAACAAAGTCTAACCCAAGGTCATTTGGGTATATAGACTTCTGATACCCTGAAGTATAACGTGAAACCCTAGCTCTTTCTAGGTCAATCAGCTTGTTCTCAACCTTAAGAATAACTGTAGCTGTATCAGGTCCATCCTCAATATCCATCTGATCCATATATCCAGAAAATATAGGGGTAAAGCCTGTGTCAATAGCGCCATCAAGCAGTGTGCCAAAGTACAAATTGCAGACCCTACCTTGGTATGGCTCAGACAAAGCCAAGGATAAAACCTCAGATGGAACACCACTTAATGTTAGAGTAGCCCCTTTGACAGCCATTTCAGCAGTTTCTTCTACAGAGGATACCTCAAGTAAACTCCCTGATCCGGACCACTCAGTGCCATCGTCCCTAACAAGAGTTCCAACACCTGTCCAAAGCCTTAGTACCTTGTCTCCGTCAAACTTTAACTCAACTGCAAAGAAAGGATGTACTACCCCTTGGTTAATACTGGTTATTAATTCTTGTGGTAAGTCTCTTGACATAGTTTGACCTCTATTGTTTAAGTTACAACTTCAATAGCCTCAAATGAAATACTGTGGCTTGAAGAACTGTTAATGCTATAAGCAGAGGAATTACTAGCTAATCTAAATACACCCTTAGGTGAGCTAAATACTGCTGTTGTATTTGTGTGCGTAGAGCGTAGTGAAGGCCATATCTCAAGTGTGCCACTGCCAGACTTGTCCTGTAACACCTGATGTAGCCTAGCATTGCCAGAAGCACCAAGTTGTATGTAGTCCCCTGCGAGTAGTGATCCTGTCATTACAACAGAAACACTTGACTGACCAGCAGTCCCAGATACTACGCAAGAGCTTACTGTGCCTTGTGGGGTTGCGTAATCTGGGTCACCTAAGAGGAATGTGCCTACTTGACCTTTAAGTGACAGTAAAAACGCTTGCCACGGTGCAGATAAATCACGTCTTACTGGGGGAATGGAAACAGATGCTTCCCACCTTTGTCCCCCATGAGATATTACCTGCTGCTTATATGTAAAAGGGGAACTAGATATAGCTACAGCATTAACTGCTCTGATCTCAATACCCTCAATTCCTATGCTTGTTGGTGTGGATAATGGGTAGCTAATTGTCATAGTTATTCCTTAGTTTATTGTTGTTTAACCAAATGCTCTTTTTGTAGCTCCACCTCTGCGTCTGTCGTCAAGCAGAGAGGATTTAGTCATCTGTGCAATCTTAGGGGCAGCTTGTGCAATTAAACTCTTAATGGTTTCATCCCCATTAGATTGGAAGTTAAAGCTTTGGTTTACGACTATGTTTTGTTCAGGTGATCCACCATTAATCTTGACACCTAGCTTACCATCTGATCCTCTTGACAGTGGCATGATAGCCTCAGGACCAGCCTCTCCCATCAGACCTGTCTTATTGCCTGACATTGGGAACATGGTAGCAGATGACACTACGCCACCTTTAGCATATGGTACAACACTGCCAGAGCTTATGACATTACCATCTGCACTTGCTACTACAGCTTTAACTACACTTGCTGCTGTACCTGACCCTGACATTGCACTAGATAGATTTGCTACTAACTTTTGTACAACCATAACCTCAAACAACTGCTTAATAATACTAGCAGCCATATCCTTAAATGCTTCTGCTGTAGTCTTAGTACCATCTACAACTGACATTAAGCTGTTACCCATAGTTTGAGCAATAGCGTTTGCTAGGTCTTCCTGACGCTTCTGTGTATCAGCAATAGCAGCATCCTCGGCTTCCTTTGCTACAATACGTTCAGCAGATTGTCTGATAGCTTCCTCTGAATATTGACTGCGGGTATCCCCTAAGTCTTTCTCAATGGTTTGTATCTGACGTAAGATGTCACCTTCTATTGTCAGGTTAGCTGCTAACTTAGCAACAGCAAGTGTTTGCTTCTCTAGTTGATCAAGGGTAAGCTGGGGTTTAGCAGATGATCCACCTGATCCGCCTGCTCTGGTATTAGGTCTATTAACTGCTGAGATAGATGTTTGCCCTACAATGCCGTAGACACCACCTTCTCGCTTGCCTTGGCCCTCTACAACTGCATCCTGTGAGCTATACTGCGCACCGCTTGGTCCTGATACACCACGCCCTGCCAGAGCAACAATATCCGTTGCCCTATCAAAAGATATACCCAATTTAGCCGCTAGAATGGCAGCAGCTTTAGCAGCAGCATCTACTCCAGATGCCATATCAACACCAGATAATCTTAGAGCTTCATAAGCAGCAACTCCTATATCATCTTTAATGTCTTGGGTATACTTTAGCATTTCCTCAAAAGACTTTGCAGCAGCTTCTGCTCCATCTGTTAAATCTTTTTGCCTTTGTACATCTTCTGGGTTATATATAGTTATTTGAGGTATACTCTTTACTTCATCACTTAAGCTGCCTACGCCTTCCGTAACTTCATCAACTTGATTTGATATAGTATCTAAAATACCTACTTGATCTACATAACTAGCAAGTGTTCTTTTCACCTCTAAAGTAAGTAGGCCAGAGCCTCTAAGGTATAGTTCTGCTTGCTTTACAGATTGTTGAAGCTCCTCCCTAGTCTCCCCTGTAATTCCCTTTAATACAGTAAAAGCCTGAATAAACCTGCTTGGGTCTTCAAAACCAAGAATGTCAAAATTTGTTTCTTGTAACTGTCCAGTCAAACGACTTATCTTTTCAAAGCTTCTAAATGCGTCTTCAAAAGGCTGAGATATGTCATCCAAAGATTCTTTAAGGTCTATTAAAGACAGCTCTTTTACAATACTCAAAATACCTTTGTATTCTGTGTGGATAAGTTGAGCTTTATCTAAAAACTCCTCTGTTACATTATCTAAACTAATTTTATCTAATGAACTTAAAGCTTGCTTTAGCGTCTTGACTTCTTCAGATGCCTCTTTTGCATTTTTACTAGAGTTATAAAAAGCAGCACCAACAGCAGTCATAAGAGGAATAACAACACCTAATGCAGCACCTACACCAATTAATGCAGGGTTCATCATACCCATGACACCAACCAACTGTGTAGCCTGTTGACCAAAAGCAACAAATGGATTAGCACCAGATTGTATCTGTACTATAAAGTCACCTACCTGATAACCTGCTTGCTGTGTAGCCATGCCCATACGGTTAGCACTTTTGCCAGCCATACTAGACCCTTGCACGAACTGGTTTGACCAACCCGCTGAACCAGCTTGAAACTGTTGATACTCAGCAGACAAGCTTTCTATTGCGCTCTCATGCTGCTTTGTGCTAATGACACCAAGAGAATGTGCAGAGGCTAATTCATCTAAGGCTCTTTCGTATTGCTTAGATGCTGCATACAAAGGTTTGTACTTATTAGACAGTCTTTCGACTTCACGTGCTTGAGCTTTAGTTGCAGCCTCTTGCTTCCTTAGTTCTCTCTCCATGACAGCAGCAGACTGAGCAGCTTTCTTATGTGCAAGGTCAATCTTTAGTGTTTCACGGTAATGCAACTGCGATGCCTTAGCAGCAGAAGTAAGGGCGCG